TTTTGCAAATAGAGGAGATAGAATATTAATTGTTGTACCTACTACATCATTAGTTGAACAGATGTGTGGTGACTTTGATACGTATGGTTGGTCTTCTGATGAAAACTGTCATAAAATTTATGCCGGTAAAGATAAACAAACTAATAAACAAGTAGTAGTAACAACTTGGCAGTCAATATATAAATTACCTAAAAATTATTTTGAACAATTTGATTGTGTGATTGGAGATGAAGCACATTTGTTTAAAGCAAAATCTCTGATCAATATTATGACTAAGTTACATAATTGTAAACATCGTATTGGATTTACTGGAACTCTAGATGGATCAAGTACAAACCAGCTTGTATTAGAGGGATTGTTTGGACCTGTCAATAAAGTTATTAAAACAAAACAACTAATTGATAAAGGTCATTTGTCAGCATTAAAAATTAATATTTTATTATTACAACATCCAGAATTATTATTCGATTCATATCAAGATGAGATGGATCATATCTGTACTATGGATAAGAGAAATAAATTTATTAAAAAACTTACATTAAATCAAACTGGTAATACTCTTATCTTATTTGCATACGTAGAGAAGCATGGTCAAGTACTTTACGATATGATAAATAGCAGTGTATCAGAGAATAGAAAAGTATTCTTTGTCCATGGTGGTGTAGATACTGAGGATAGAGAAGAGGTTAGACAAATTACAGAGACCCAAGATGATGCTATAATTATTGCTTCATATGGAACATTCTCTACTGGCATTAATATTAAAAAATTACATAACATTGTATTTGCCAGTCCTAGTAAATCAAGAATAAGAAATTTACAATCAATAGGAAGAGCTCTTCGTAAAAGTAATCAAAAAGAAATAGCAACATTATTTGATATTGCAGACGACTTTACAAAAGGAGATAGGAGAAACTATACCTTAAATCATATGGTAGAAAGAGTTAAAACTTACTCTCAAGAAAGTTTTAATTATGAAATTATTCCAATCAATTTTAGGAGAAAGGAAGAATGATGATTCAAGAATTTATCGGAATGCTAAAATTAGTTAGTGGTGAAGAAATTATTGGTAGAGTATTAGTATGTGAAGAAGAGAATGGATTTATTATTGAGAATCCATTTAGTGTAGAAGAAACTATTATTGAAACACCAGCTGGTGAAATGGTAAAGATAGATTTAAGACCATGGGTTAAATTCTCTAGAGAAGAAATTCTATTTGTAGAGAAAGAAAAAACAATAACTATCTATGAAGCAGATGATAGAATAGAAAAAATATACACTAGAACATTACGTAAATATTTCTTTCAAGAAGATACAAGTAAATTAGATCTCAATGAAGAGATGGGATTTAAAAATAAAGTAAATGATGCAAGAAGTAGCTTAGAGAAGATCTTTAAAGATAGCTAAGTTGTTCTCTGAACCCTGGCAGAGTTATTATACAGACATTTCAACCACTTGTCAAGTCTTTGATAATGTGGTATACTACTAACAATTACGAAAGCTAATAGCTGACATGTACCATGAAGAAAAAAGAACACTATGTAAACAATAAAGAATTTTTAGAAGCTATTACAGTTTATAGAAACAAAGTCATCAAGGCAAAAGAATCAGGTGAAACAAGACCAAGAGTACCAGAATACATTGGTGAATGTTTTTTAAAGATTGCAACACACCTATCATACAGACCAAACTTTGTTAACTATATGTTCAAAGATGATATGATTTGTGACGGTATTGAAAACTGTTTACAATACATTGATAATTTTGATCCAGAAAAATCTTCTAATCCATTTGCTTATTTTACTCAGATTATTTACTTTGCATTCTTACGTAGAATACAGAGAGAGAAAAAACAGTTAGATATTAAAACAAGGATCTTAGAGAAGTCTGGATTTGATGAAGTGTTTAGTGCAGATAGTTCGGTGTTAGGATATGATTCTTCTACAATGAATAGTATTAAAGAGTCCCTTGAAATTAAAGTTAATCGATGACCATTGCCCTTATTACTGATCAACATCTTGATGGAAGAAAAAACTCTCAAGTGTTCTGGGATTATTTCTTAAAATTTTATGATAATGTATTTTTTCCTTCATTAGATAAGTATAAAATAAAAAATATTATTGATCTCGGTGACACGTTCGATAATAGAAAAAGTATTGATCTTGCTGCATGGCATCGTATTAAGAAACATTATTATGATAAGTTAGCAGAACGTGGTATACGTGTTCATATGATTGTTGGTAATCATACTGCATATTATAAAAATACAAATAAAATTAATACACCAGAATTACTTTTAAATAGTTATGGTAACATTCATATCTATAGTGAAGTTGAAGATATTATTGTGGAAGGATTAAAAATAACAATGCTTCCATGGATTAATTCTGAAAATTATGATACAGTTTTTAATCATTTAAATAATACTGATTCTAAAATTATCATGGGTCATCTTGAGATCAATGGATTTCAAGCTATACCTGGTCATGTATTCGAGGGTGGATTAAAATCAGAATCATTTAATAAATTTGATAAAGTGTTCTCAGGACATTTTCATCATAAATCAGAAAGGGGAAATATAAAATATCTTGGAAATCCATATGAACTTTTTTGGAATGATTATAAAGCAGAAAGAGGATTTCATTTACTAGATGCTAAGACTCAAAAATTAGGATTTATTAAAAACCCATATCGTATTTTTAATAAAATATTTTATAATGATGTAAAAAATAATTATAAAAATTTTAATGCTTCTGAATATAAAGATATGTACATTAAAATTTTTATAGAAGAAAGAAATGATAATAACTTATTCGAACAAGTTTTAGAAAAATTATATGACACAGGTGTACATGATATTAAAGTTATTGAAACTGATAATTTAAATTTAGACAACTCTGAAGAAACTTTTGAGGGTGAGGATACCCTTACTACTCTCAATAGATATATAGATGAAACAGAGAATATAAATCTTAATAAAAATAGTATTAAAAATATTATTAAATCGATTTATGTTGAGGCTTGCGAGGTGCAATAATGTTTATTCTCACGATGTCAGATGAAACTGAAGGAGCATATGCCGTTATAACACAGGAAGGTGATAAAGTCCTTCAGTTGTTTGAAACTAGTGATGATGCTGAACGGTATGTTGGACTTCTAGAAGCAGATGGATTTCCATCTGTTGAAGCAACTGAGATCGAGAGTGAACAGGTAGTTGCGGCTTGTGAGAGATTCGGATATAATTATGTTATAATAACACCAAACGACTTTGTAATCCCACCAAAATTTGATTCGCATGATTTTATTTAAGAGTGTAACTTATAAAAATTTTCTCGCTACAGGAAACAACCCGATAACAATTTCTCTAGACTCTACGAACACAACTCTGATTGTTGGTCAGAATGGTGCTGGTAAGAGTACTATTATTGAAGCAATTGTATTTGCACTGTTCAATAAATCTTTTCGTAAAGTAAATAAAAATCAACTTATCAATAGTATCAATGAAAAAGATTGTGTAGTAGAAGTTATATTTTCAGTTGGTGCTACTGAGTGGTTAGTTCGACGTGGAATGAAACCTGGTATATTTCAAATTCATAAGAATGGAGTTTTACTTGATCAACATTCTTCTGCAGTAGATCAGCAAAAATGGTTTGAACAATATGTATTGAAACTAAACTACAAATCATTTACTCAAATTGTTGTACTTGGTTCTTCTACATTTGTTCCTTTTATGCAGTTGCCTGCTGCATCACGTAGAGAAATTATTGAGGATCTTCTAGATATTCGTATCTTCTCCACAATGAATGTTATTCTAAAAGATAAAATTAAAACATCTGGCGAAGAACTTAGAAATTTTGAAACTGATATTTCTTTTTTAAAAGAGAAAGCAGAAATGCAAACTAATCATATTAAGTCTTTAGAGAAAACGGCAAAAAAAACTATATCTCAGAAACAAGATAAAATTGTAGAACTAGAAGATGGTGTTGAAGTATTAAATAAAACTATAGAAACATCTAATACTCATGCAACTCAATTATTAGAAGAACTAACTAAATTTAATGGTATCGATATAAAAATTAAAAAATTAGAAAAAGATATTACAACCAATTCTAATTTAATTATACGTACTGAAAAGGAAGAAAACTTTTTTGTTGAACATGATGTTTGTCCAAAATGTACTCAACCTATAACGGAAGATGTTAAGAAAAAGCATATTCTTCAATCTTCTAAAATTATTCATGATACAACTAAAATAGTTGAAAAATATAAGAGTCAACTTCAGACAGCAAATAAGATTATTGAAAAACAATCTAATATGAATATGGAGGTATCTGATATTAATTGGGATATCAAATCAAAATTACAAACTATTAAAACAACTCAAAAAATTATTTCGGATATCAAAAATGAGATTGAAGATTTAAAAAATGATAGTTTAGATATTGATAGTGAAAAAGAAAAGTTATCTGCCATCGGCAGTGAAGGATTATCGGTACAAAAATCTATTACAGATATAAAAGATACTAAAAGAAACTATGATGTTATTTCTTCACTACTCAAAGATGGTGGTATTAAGTCAATGATCATTAGGAAGTATCTTCCTGTTATGAATCAACTTATCAATAAGTATCTACAAGAACTTGACTTCTATGTAAACTTTACTCTGGATGAAGAGTTTAACGAGAGTATTAAATCTAGACATAGAGATGATTTTACATACAGCTCCTTTAGTGAAGGAGAGAAGATGAGAATTGACCTTGCTTTGATGTTTACTTGGAGATCTATTGCTAAACTTAAAAACTCGGCAAATACAAATCTCCTTATCTTAGATGAGGTTTTTGATTCTTCTCTTGACGTTGGTGGTACTGATGAATTCCTTAGAATTATCAGAGGAGTTCAGGACGATACTAACATCTTTATTATCTCTCATAAAGGAGATGTTCTTCTTGATAAGTTTGATAGAGTTATGAAATTTGATAAGGTTAAAAACTTTAGTAAGATGACAGTTTCATGATAGATAAATTTATAGATTGGTATGTGGGTTCATTTACTAATAGGAAACAATCATTGTCTCACCCATTCATGTTTAAGGAAGTTAACTTGAGTCATAAGTATATGGGCAACAATACTTTTTATGGAGAACAAAAAACAGTATACACTGATAACATATATCGAAAGTTTAAAAATGTAATATCAGAATCTGATGGATTGATTATTGCAAAAAATTATACGTTGGAAGATAAATATATGCCCAACTGTGATATGGTTTTTAAATTTGATGGTGAACAATTTGTAGGTGAAGTTGAAGGTTGTGATTGTTTAGTAGAGAGAGAAGGAAAA